AAACAACCCAACCGTCCGGGCGGGTTCCCGGTAAAGACAACGGGTTATGAAAACGAAAGTAAGTTTTGACAAATTGGTTTATATGGGTGTAAAAATGGTTTTGGATTGCACCCCGGTTGGAATGGCCGTTGCGGTCCTTTCTCAAACCAATAAATTAAGCGTCGCGGAAGCGGTACAATTGAAAGCCGCAATTATTGACCAATTGCGATAATACATTTTGCGCCGTGGTGTAACGGCAACACCCCGGATTTTGGTTCCGGTAATCCCCGTTCGAATCGGGGCGGCGCAACAAAAAGGGCCGCAAGCCCTGTTCTGTTAAAATTCCCGGGCAAGTAAGGCCGCGACGGCACGAACGCCCAACAAACCCCCGTGGCGTAATGGTAGCCGCGATGGACTCAAAATCCATTCCCGCAAGGGGTGCCGGTTCGATTCCGGCCGGGGGTACGAAAACGGACCGGGCCGATTCCCGGGAAATTAAAACATTGTGTTATGGCAAAAATTAAAAAGATTCCGGACAATGGAACATTCCATTTTTCCAATCTTAACCCCAAGGGCCAAAGTGCCGGGGATTGTGTTATTAGGGCCATTTCGGCGTTTATGCGTTGGGATTGGGAACGGACGTACAGGGAATTGGCCGAACGCGGAATTAAAGCCGGGTATTTGGTTAACGACGATGAAAATTACCAATCGTTCCTTGCGGAAAAAGGGTTTGAGAAACACAAACAACCACGGCGCGGAAACTGTTGCAAATTCACGGCGGCCGAATTTTGCAAGGAAATTGCCGAACCCGGGAAAACGTACATTTTGCGGCTTGCGCATCATTTAACATTCGTTGGCCCCGACTGTAAAATTTGGGATACGTGGGATTGTGGGTATAAGACGGTTGGCAATTATTGGGAATCCGAAAATATCGGTTATTAAGAATTAACCCGGGGCCGGGTAACCGGCCCCACAAAACAGGCGATACGATGTACATTAAAAGATTGGAATTACTGAATTTCCAAGTTATCGAACAGTTTTCCGCCGACTTTGACGGAACGGTTTATTTCGTGACCGGCGACAACGAATTGGGTAAATCCACGTTGTTAAAAGCAATCGGCGCATTGTTGACCGGCCAACGCGACGACGTGTTGCGCAACGGCGCATCCAAGGGTTTTGCCAAAATGGTTGTGGGCGACGATGGCGAAGAATACGACGTACAATTGTCGTTCACGGAAGCGAACCCACGCGGAACGCTGACGATCAAACAGAAAACAACCGGGATGGCGACCAACAACGTTTCGATGTTGCAACGCATTTTCGGGTATCAAGATTTCGACGCGGTGGAATTTTCCCGTTGGTCCGAAACGGCCGATGGCCGCCGCAAACAAATTGCCGTGGTTAAATCCCTGTTGCCCGAAAAGGTCCGGAACAGGATTGAGGAAATTGACGAAACCGTTACCACGATGAAAGCGGAACGCACCGGCGTAAACCGGGATGTCAAGACGTTTGCCGCCCTGTATGAATCCATCGAAAAACAGTTGGCCCCGGGCGATGTTGAGAAATACGCCGCGCCCGTGGACGTTACCGCGTTGATGGAACGCCAAAAGACCAATGCGCAATTGATTGAAAAGGCCAAGACGGTACGCGCCGCCGTTGCGCAACGCACACAACAGTTGGCCGAAATCCCCGGCCGGATGAAAGAGGTTGACGAAAGGTTGACCGCCGAAAAACGCGCCATTGACGAAGCCGTGGCGGCCGCGAAAGCCGCATACGAAAAGGCCGTTGCCGATGCGAAGATTGCCCGCGAAAAGGCCGATGCCGCCCACGCGGAAGCAATCGCCACAATCGAAGCGGAACGCAAGGCGTTTTCGGAACGCAAGGCCAACGGCGAAAGTTGGTTGGCAAAGTATGAAGCCAACAACCCCGAAAAAACAGACGTTCCGGCCCTGTTGGCCGATGCGGAAGCCCACAACAAAAGGTACAATCTTGTTTGCCAATTCAAGGAAAAGAAACAACAGTACGAAACCGTCAAGGCCAAGGCCGAACAGATGGACGCCGATATTGCCAAATTGGCAGACGAACGCGCCACGTTGATTGCCAACGCCGAATTGCCGATTGCCGGTTTGTCGTTCACGGACGACGGGTTGGAATTGAACGGAGTTCCGTTTGTCCCGGGCAAGGTTTCCGATTCCCAAACGATGGAAATTGCGGCCAAATTGGTTATCGCATCCAATCCGAAAGTAAAGGTTTTCCGAATTGCCCGTGGCGAATCGTTGGGCCAAAAGCGGCTTGAAACAATCATTGACATTGCCCGCCGTAACGGATTCCAAGGATTCATCGAACAGGTCCAACGCGGCCAAACCGAAATGATGGTTGAAGAATATACGGAAAAATAGCAATATCGCCCCGGGTCGCGTGGAAGCGTTCAAATATAAACACGGGTATAAAAATTCTAAACGACGGAAACGGATAACCGGGGCGATTCTTTTTGATTATGTACGACAAAGAAACACAACAAAAGATTGCATCTTGCAAGGCGTTACAGGGAATGACGGTCGAAGATTTCATTAAAAACGACCGGTTCCGCGAAAACTTGGCCGGTTACTTGACCGAACAACGGGAAACCCGCAAGACGGCCCGCGCATCATACGCGGCGATGCGAAAGGTTGGCGGCGCAAAGGGTTACAAATTGCCCGCCCACGTATGCGACAAATTCATTGACGTTACCGTTGACCAATTCGCCGAACTGTTTATGGCCGTAATTGCCAAGCGATACAACGGCCCGTTGGCCGAACGTCAATACATCCGACAATTGGGGATGCAAGCGTACAATTTGACCGTGGCGCAATACGTGGTTGAAGAATACCCGGAATTGGCCGATGAACTAATACCGAAATCAAAAGCAAATTAACGTTATGGACACACCGAAACAGGCAAACAAAAGACAAGCCGCAATCCGTAAAATCATTGGCGCATTGATTGGCGGCCGTCACTTATCATTGTATGACGATGCGGAATTTGAGGTTTCCGAAATGCACACGTGTTTTTGCAACGTGCGCCAAAAAATCCGGGATGGCAAGATTTCCGGTTACGTTATGAAAGACCGTTGGCGTACCAACGAAAACGGCATACGTTACAAAGAATATTGGTTTGAGAATGAAAGCGGACAAAATTAGCGAATCGGGGATTATTACGACGGACGGCGCGTTGCGTATTCCGATGGAC